TGTGAAGTTTGCTCATCAGCACTATTTTCATGTACTGGAGGTTGTTCATGCTCGTTGGCTTTGCTCCATCAACCTTATTGTAAAACAAGGATGGCTGTTGCATCGCTTTGGAGAGGTATTGAACAAAAACAAGAATAGCCTTCCCCTTGTTTCGTAGTTTGCCAATCCACCAAAGAAACCGCACCTCTTTCCTAAAGGAAGAATCAGACAATCCCTGCATTAAGCTTTTCCAGTTTCGCTTACAAACCCAAACTGCAAAGCATAAATCCCCGAACATCGGTTGCCTGTCCCCGGTCACAAATGGACTGCCGTAGCGTGACAGCACCATCATGTGACCAAGGGATAATGGCCTCAACCGCTGCCCAAGGACTCGCGCTTGGGGAGGTATGACTGCCTTTAGATAATCACTCTCAAGCGACACACGTTTAGTGCGTGAATGTTTGCAGGGCTATGGCATCACCAGCACTATCGGCATTGTACCGACTGCACGGTAACGTCATCCTCATCAAGTCGGTGTTGCTGCCAGAAATAGAGCCACCACCAATGTAGTTCCACGTTCCAACAAGCACCACCGGCAAAGAATCCCCGGATTCTGCATCCTGTGCAATCGTTATAATTGCCCCCGGCACAGGGAGAATGGCCTCTACCGCCGCCCCAGCTTCAGTTGTATCAATGAAGATTATTTCAAAGGTTGCCGTCCTGCGGAAGTTGTAAAGGTTGTACCCAAATACGTTGCCCTTTTGATCCCTTGCTTCTGCCGTGTCTACGTCATCAGTTAAGTTGACGCTCTGCATATAATTATCTGCAACCGCTACCGTACCGTATGCAACGGTTCCGTCCACGCCATAAATTGTGGCGTTGCCTACTATCGTTGAATTAGCTGTACTCATATCATTCTATATTTACGTTTAGTTTGCTTCTCACAAAGCCGTTTACCTTGTACCTAACCAAGCTTCCCGCCGGTTCATCCGTTCCCATTCGCATGATTGCTGTTGAACGGGAGCTATTTGTTCCTGTAACGGTTCCACTTGGAATTTGGTAGTTGTCCAAAAGGACGAACACCGACTCGGCAACTGCTTCAGCGGTGTAATAAGTTCCTCCAACTGGTCGGTTAACTGCTGGGTTTTCAATGCAATCCACTTCCCAATTGAAATCCACAACTGTCTTTTCCAGAACCCGCACCATGCTGATGGGGCGAAGGACAATTGCCATGACGCGAACGCGATTAAGCAATGCCTCCATTTTGGACTGAATATCATCATCCTCTAGTACCAAGCCGGGGGTGTTGGCAATTCCCGTGTTGAAGGGAGATTGCCCATTCAAGCGGGTATGAAGCGCCCCTTGAATATCCGTCAGATAAACAGCCATTGTTAAAGTAATTCAGCACCAGTTACATTCGTGCAAGTGCAGTCCTCGGTGGTCGAGGTCACTCCGTTCTTCACGACTTTAAGGTTGTTAATGCAGACCTTCTTCTTGTAGCCGTAACTTCCACGGTCATCATAAAAGGTGTCGGCTGTCTCGGTGACAGGCTTGGGAATCCCAAAGCGACAATCAGAAACCTTGTCCATGAAGGCGATTGCGCTGTTGTAAGCCGCAATCCGCACATCACTAACATCCGTGATGGCCCCTCCCACCCGCTTCATCAACTCAACAATGATTATGTCGAGTGATGGAGAATGAAGAACATCAGGCAGGGCCGCTGCCGTGGATGCCAAGTTGTTCCTTGGGCAACCCTTTATGTAGCCACGAACCAACGCAGCAACATCGTCCGTAACTTCTTGGATCAACCCCGAGGAAGTCTGTCCACCCGCTAAACCGATTGAGTTGTACTTTGCCAACTCTGTGTCGGTCATGCGCGTCTGAACATCAGACGTTCCTATCGCTGTCCACGCCATTTATTTTCCGACTTTGGAAATACCGTGACGCAAAAACAGGGCAAGCAATGAGGTAATAACCACATTCATTGCAGCACCTATTTCCAGTTCGCCGGTAAAATATCCAGCCAAGCCACCGAGTGCCCCCAATATTGCCGTCCACGTTGTTTTTGATTTCAGCATTTTTTAATCCTTTTTTGGTTCGTGTTCTGTCTTGTCAACCGCTCCCAGCTTCAATTCCACCTTGGGTTTATCTTTGCCCAAGGAGAGAACCAGACTAGGGAACGGAACCTCTAGCGAGAGGTAGGGGATTTTGAAATTCAACCCATCTGGCGAAATACCGGCATCAGGCAAAACGCCTGCCTTCGCCCCCAAACATAAGGACGGTAAGGGCCACGCCAGTTTCTGGCCGAATAGGGTGACGCTAGGCTTTGGCTTCCAGCTCGCGCTAAACAAATCACCCGCCTTGGCGCTCCCTGCACATAGCAGAAACGCCCCGATTATTAGTAGTCTCGTTTTCATTTCTTGTTCAACAATTGTTTAATTTTCAAAACAATATACACCAAGCTCGCCGCACTAATTCCGACCTTCAAAAGCAGATCAATGTCCACGAGCCAGTTTCCCAAACCCGTGACGCTTGCGAATGCAACCTTGAGATCATCCAAATTCATTCAGCCGGTTCTTCTTCGGCCTTTGGTGCCGCCTTCTTTTTGGCTGCTTTCTTCTTTGGTGCTGGTGCTTCTTCCGCTGGCGCTTCCTCTACAGGGGCGCGTTTCAGGCCCAACTGTTTTAGGGCGAGGTCAATAATGTAATCACTATCGCTTGCCGCAGCGCCGGGAACCCAGCCCTTCCAACTCTCACCGACCACATTGAGCAACGTGCTAACCAAGGGATTTGGCCCCCAAGTCAGATTACCCTCTGCATCTGTGTACTTGCCAAAGCCAGCTACACTAAATTGCATCCCAAACTCTTGGGCGCTGTTCAGCGTAATGGCCACCTTGCTCACATTGAGCGATTTCTCGTTTGGTATTGTGTATACTTCAATCATTATTCTGATTCCTCCGCTGGTGCTTCCTCCGCTGCCGGTGCTGCCGCTGCTTCTGCCGCTGCTTGCGCCGCCGCTTGCGCCGCTGCGTATGCCGCGACAACTTCCGTTGTCCAGACTGCTCCCGCAACTGCTTGAGTCTTCGCATCCTCGCCCGAAACATCATCGCCGGGAGCGAGAACTTTGCGGTGATAGGTGCGGCTCAATTCCACTCCGTCATCGGTTACAACTGTGTCGGTGCGAACACCGATTGTGCCGTTTTCGCCAACCTCAAGTTGACCCGTAACTGTTTTCTTTTCTAATGCCATAATAATTAAACTCTGTAACTGAACACGAATTTTGTGTAGTTTGCATCACCGCCAGTAGACATATCTGTGACATTAACAGCAGTTTCGTTTACAGTTGAGGAGGTGCGATAAAACAACCCGAATTGTTGCTCGCCCGATGAAAGCTGAATATGTGTAACGTTGTTAGTCCCCCACTTGTCAGCACCAACACCATTCTGGAAGTTTCCAGCACCAACAGTCGCCTGTGCAAACGGCAGTCCAGTTAGATACACTGCCCCAGATGCAGTTCCAACAGTGATTCCAGTAGTCCCAATATACCCCCACACAGTTACCATATTCCCAATTTTGGTGTATCTTCCGGGAATCGCCCCCACATAGCCTATTGAGGTGAACGCATTTGTTTGTGGGGTGTAAGCCGGAGTCCAAGTGCCTTCCTCATAATCATCGAGAGTGTTTGCGTCTGCGCTGGCGCGTTGTGTTGCGGGGAACTTTATGCCGCAGCCGTCCAATTCAATCGCTGGGCCGGTTGAGTCGTTGGTAATTTTTAAACCCGCTGTGCCGGTTGCATTGACGTTATCGTTGCGAATCCAAACAAGACTGCGGGTGGCTGTTGAGTCTGCATTACTGTAAAAATAACCGAGACGGCCAGTTGTCAAAGTGCTGTTATCTTCAACCAATAATACGGAGGATGTTAATACCGGCGATTTAACTTGAAGCCCGATGTCATCGCCGGTCGAGCCAACCATCGTCACGTGGCCCGCGTTTGAGATGGTGAGCGCCTCCGAGAAAGTGATTGCTGCGTCTGCTGTGCCGCTTGCGGCTACTTCAAAAGCGTGCGAACCATCATCTTTCTGAACATATCGCGTAGCTTCGTCAGTCGTTATGTATTTATAGACCCCGCCGCCCACATATCGGGCGTTCTTCATCAACTGCGTCCAACCATTCGCAGACGTATGGCTGACAAGTGAACTAGTAAGACCAAATTGTATCGCGGTATGGGCGCTGTCCCAATCAGTCTCTGGAACCACGCCAACCCCCACGGTTCCATCCGAGGCGATTCGCAACCGTTCAGCCGAATCGGTATACATTACAATCGGCACAGCACCCAATGCCGAGAGGCCAAGTTGAGATGATAGATTTGCCTCTATTAATCCAGAGTCAGCAACATACTGATTGGCCGTTGTGAACGACGAGGAATATGATGACAATTGGATGCTTGATGAATTTGTCCTAACCCAAACTTGCGACTTGGCCGCAGTTCCCCCTGTGTCATTTGTTAGAAAAAACTGGGTTGCTGCGTCTTGGTCTTTTCTCGCTTCAAGCAGTCCAGTCGGCGCGCCGCCAATCCCCACGTTGCCAGCCGAGTCGATTCGCATCCGTTCAACCACACTCGCCTCGCTTGAACCTCCTGTGCCAAAAACCAAGTCGCCTATTCCACCACCTGTCCGTTCGGAACCAATGTATGATGACCAGACACCCGTTCCGGCTGAATTTGAAAAACGAATTAAGGCTTGAGTGCCAGAGACTGAACTCGCCCTGTGAATCAATAAAAGATCGTTCTCGTCTTTGCTGATACCGAGAGGTGCTTCTGGTGCCGCTCCCACCCCCACTTGTCCACTCACCAACAACTCCCCATCTGCCGGTGTCGCCGCAGTCGTTCCTATGCGAGCCGCTTTAGCGTTTAACTGCTCAATCGGCGTGACTTGAACAACACCCGCTATTGAAGAAGTGCCGTCCGCTGCGCCTGCTCTGTCTCTCACCATCAACGATTGCCCGTCTGGTGATGGCGAAGGGTTGGCGAACGCTAGGTCGTAGTCAGCGACGCAGCCAAGTTCATCGACTTGCCAGTTGTCGATTGTGACAACATTGCTGGTGACCATTCCATCCAACTGATAAAAGCAATCGGTTGCGCCCTGTGCAGTAAATTCTAAATTGTAGGTTACGAGACTTGTTGTAAGTGCAGCCGAGTAAGAATACGCCGCCCCATCATGAAGCTCCAATCTAACGCCAGCCGCCCCGCCGGTATATTTAGCATCGACTCTCAATCGGTACTTTTTGCCGACCGTTAAATCAGTTGTTAAGTCAAACGAATCTCTTAAATAATTGTAAGCCCCCCGCTCATCGTTTCCGTAGGCAATCGCCAGCGTATTGGATACATTTGTAATGGTGTTTGAGCCATATTTCACCCAAGAATAAGTCCCGCTTGTGAATGCACTCGCCGCCGCATCAACCAAATTCGCCTCACCATATTGGTCTATGAATGGCACGGTAGCATTCTCGTATGAAGCCGTTACCTCCGCTTGGGAAAGCGTCTTGTTCCAGAGGCGAAGTCTGTAAACGGTTCCCTCGAAATACTGCCGCCCACTTGCCCACAATGTTCGACCAATCTCGAAACCGTTTAACGTTGTGGTTGGTGCGCTTAAAGTAAAAATACCAGTCCCCGCAGCGTTTCCGTTGACATAATAAGTAACAGTCGTGCCGTCGTAAGTTACCACGCAATGATAAACTTTACCGGCTTCTAGCGATGTCGTTGATTTTGCAGAAACCGCTTGTCCGTAAGTCTGAACATTCAGAACATTCGCATCTAGGTCAATACCCCAACCATCATAGGTCGTGCCGGTTCCGTAGCCAAAAATAGTTTTGTTGGCAGTAGTTACCTCATCGGGCTGAATAATAAACTCAACGCTTCGCGCAGCATTGCCGCTTGGAAAAGCCGAATCGCTTCCGCTAATGTAGCCAGCCGCACCGTCGAAGTGTAATCCTTCGCCATCGCTGGCGTTTATGAGGTGGGTGATTATCTCACCGCCGCTGAGAGTTTTTGGGGTTACAAGTGTTGCACTCATGTCGTTTGGTATTCCACTACTTGAACCGTGAAGCTACTGCCCCCGGCGTACACTTTCATTACCCCAACATATCCATCAACCTTCAGAAATCCACCATCTCCCCCAAGGCTGGAGGAAGGTGCAGACATTAAGTAATGAGCGTTGGATACCGTAGGAGTGGTGGCATCAAGGCGAACATGAATTTCGTCTGTGCCAAGATTCTGTAAAGTAATTGAGGTACGGCTTGCGTTTGCGCTTATCTCCTGTTCCGTGGTCTGACTGACCCTGCCTGTACCCGCGCCTGTCGGCGTAACGTTATTGCACCAAAGTGGATTTGCCATTGTCTTATTCCTTCCTAAAAAATTCGATTAAAGATGGAGGGAAGGGGAATGAGCACCCCTCCCCCCCGGTTATTGTTGTTGTCAGCTTACGAGGTTGTAAT